AGCTGACTCACGGAGGAGAGGCCGGTCGGCTTCTCAAGGAATTGAAGCAGGCCTTGCAGACGGCTCTTCAAGAAAGGGAACGCCTTGAACAGAAAGCACGAACAGATGCCGGCATCGTCAGCGACTATGCCGTCGACTTCGATGCTGCCCGATCTGAGATCGGGCGGCGTCTTGCTTGCCTCCGCGCCGCCGGAAGTACGGGAAGCGTTTCTGAATGACCTGACACAGGGAGCGCTTCTGGCGCTCCCCTATGTGTTCGAATTCTGGGCGCTGGATCACCAGATGCCCCCCGAAGGCGATTGGCGGACATGGGTGATCATGGGCGGACGCGGCGCGGGCAAGACCCGTGCGGGTGCCGAATGGGTGCGGTCCGAAGTGGAGGGGTCGAAACCCCTTGATCCCGGCCGGTCGCGGCGTGTGGCGCTGGTGGGCGAGACCATCGAGCAGGTGCGCGAGGTCATGGTGATGGGCGACAGCGGGATCATCGCCTGTTCGCCCCCCGACCGTCGCCCGGTCTGGGAGGCCACGCGCAAGCGTCTGGTCTGGCCCAACGGTGCAGTGGCGCAGGTGTTTTCGGCCCATGAGCCGGAAAGCCTGCGTGGCCCACAGTTTGATGCCGCCTGGGTGGACGAGTTGGCGAAATGGAAGAAGGCCGAGGATGCCTGGGACATGTTGCAGTTTGGTCTGCGCCTTGGCCAGACGCCCCGTCAGGTCGTGACGACGACGCCGCGCAACGTGAGCGTGCTGAAGCGTATCCTCGACAACCCGTCGACGGTGGTCACCCATGCGCCGACAGAAGCCAACAGCGCCTATCTGGCCGACAGTTTCCTGGCCGAAGTGCGCGAGCGCTATGCCGGGACGCGGCTTGGTCGTCAGGAACTGGACGGCGTGCTGCTGGAGGATGCGGAAGGCGCGCTGTGGACGCCGGCGATGCTGGAAGCGTTGCAGGTGGACCGGGTGCCCGATCTGGATCGGATCGTTGTAGCCGTGGACCCGCCGGTGAGCGGGCACGGCACATCGGACAGTTGCGGGATCGTGGTTGTGGGCGCGCGCATGTCTGGCTCTCCGCAGGACTGGACTGCTTACGTGCTGGAGGATGCCACGATACAGGGCGCCAGCCCAAAGGGATGGGCTGAGGCCGCGCTTGCCGCCATGGCGCGTCACGGGGCGGATCGTCTGGTGGCCGAGGTCAACCAGGGCGGTAATCTGGTGGAAAGCGTGATCCGCCAAGTGGACCCGCTGGTGCCATATCGTGCGGTTCGGGCAAGCCGGGGCAAGGCGGCACGGGCCGAGCCGGTGGCGGCGTTGTACGAGCAAGGCCGCGTCAAGCATGCCCGCGGTCTGCCCGAACTGGAAGACCAGATGTGCCAGATGACCGTGCGAGGCTTCGAGGGGCGCGGCAGCCCGGATCGGGTAGATGCACTGGTCTGGGCCCTGCATGACCTGATCCTGGACCCGGCGGCGCAGTTTCGGCGCCCACGCATGCGGCAGTTGTAGGCTGCCGGGCCGGTTCCGGCCCATTTCTGAACACATCGAGGCCCCGGTCGTGGGGCGGACCGCCCTGGCGGAAAGAGAGGATATGTGCCCATGAAACTGGATTTTCTGAAACGGGATGTCCCGAAGGTGCCGTTGACACCGCCTGCGCCGCAACGCAAATCGACGACCGGATCGGTTCTGGCGATGGCGGCTGCAACGGCGGGCGGTGGCGGCATTTCCCGAGACAGCGCTTCGTTGGTGCGCAACGGCTTCGTTGGAAACCCGGTGGGGTTTCGATCGGTCAAGATGATCGCCGAGGCCGCAGCGGCCTTGCCGCTTGTGGTTCAGGATGGGACATGCCGCTATGACACGCATCCGGCGGGCTGTCTGCTGGCGCGGCCCAATGCTGCACAGGGGCGGGCCGAGTTGCTGGAAACGCTTTATGGGCAGATCCTGTTGACCGGGAACGGCTATCTGGAGGCGGTGGGCGGTGAACCCGGTGCCTTGCCGCTTGGGCTGCACGTTCTTCGGTCGGACCGGATGAGCGTGGTGCCGGGCGCGGATGGCTGGCCTTCGGCCTATGATTACCGCGTGGGCAGCCGGAAGCGGCGGTTCGACATGACGCAGGAACTGCCGCCGCTGTGCCACATCCGCAGCTTTCACCCCACCGATGACCATTACGGCCTGTCCCCGATGCATGCGGCGGCCGGGGCAGTGGAGGTTCACAATTCAGCTTCCCGCTGGTCGCGGGCCTTGTTGGACAATGCAGCGCGCCCGTCAGGGGCGATTGTCTATGCCAGTGCGGACGGGCATGGCACCATGCCGGGCGATCTGTATGAGAGGTTGGTGGACGAGATCACCACCAATTACATGGGGGCCCGCAATGCCGGGCGGCCGATGCTGCTGGAAGGCGGTCTGGATTGTAAGCCCATGGGGTTCAGCCCGTCTGACATGGAGTTTCACAAGACGAAGGATGCAGCGGCGCGCGAGATTGCGCTGGCCTTCGGGGTGCCGCCCATGCTGCTGGGGATACCGGGCGACGCGACGTATTCGAACTATCAGGAGGCGAACCGCGCATTTTACCGCCTGACGGTACTGCCGCTGGCGGCGCGGGTTCTGGCAGCGCTGAGCGCGTTTCTGGAACGGTTCGATGCGTCCGGGGTCGAAATGCAGATCGACCATGACCGCGTGCCCGCCCTTTCTGTGGAGCGCGAAGCACAGTGGCGGCGTGTGGCCTCGGCAGATTTTCTGAGCGATGACGAAAAGCGCGCCATGCTCGGGTTGCCGCCACGGACTCCGACGGAGGGCACATGAGCCAGCTTAGACGCCCGCCCGGCGGATCGCGGTTTTTGTACGAACCGTTCGAGTATGGGCCTGCCGAAGTCCGGGAGGCTCACGACAAGCTGCTGCAGATGCAGTTCGAAGGCATTGATGGGCGATTGACCCGGATCGAGGCGGTAATGGAACGGCTGGAGCGGCGGCTTTGGCTAACGGTTTATGGCGTGGTGGCGACGATCCTGGCGCAGGCTGTTGGATCCTTGGTCTCCGTGGCCCCCAATGGAGGATTCTGAGCAATGCAGGATGGAATGACGGCAGGATTGGAGCACAAGTTCTGCCAGTTCGACGCGGCGCTTTCGCTGACCGATGGCGCACGGATCGAGGGATATGCGTCCTTGTTCGGTGAGGTCGATCAAGGCGGCGATGTAGTTTCAGAGGGGGCTTATGCGGCGAGCTTGCAGCGCCTGTCGGCCAAAGGGCGGGGGGTCAAGCTGTTGTGGCAGCACGATCCTGCCCAGCCTATCGGGATATGGGACGAGGTGCGCGAAGACGCGCGCGGCCTGTATGTCAAAGGCCGATTGTTGGCCGAGGTCGCCCGGGGCCGCGAAGCCGCTGCACTTATCGAAGCGGGCGCGATCGACGGCCTGTCTATCGGCTATCGCACTGTGCGATCTCACAAGAACGACAGCGGCCGTCGGGTGCTGTCTGAAGTCGAGCTTTGGGAAGTGTCCCTTGTGACATTCCCGATGCTGCCCGAAGCCCGGATCGGCGCCAAGGCGGAGGCGCTTGAGAGTGCCCGGACCGACGTGTTGTTTCGTGAACTGGCGGAGGTCGTCGAAGATGCCCGCCGTCGTCTGGCCCGCGTGGATTGAGCCGGCCCATCCCTAGCTGAAAAAGGATCCTGACTGATGACTTACCCCGAAGCGAAGGCTCGGGTCGGGGGGAGCGTGCCTGATGCCCCCCCCGCCGCCGCGCTGGAAATGAAGGCCGCGCTTGTCGGGCTTATGGAAGATCTTACTGAATTCCGCGCCGGAATGACCAACCAACTCAAAGCACAGGAAGAGAAGCTTAACATGCTGGACCGCAAAACCGCCTTTGCAGGGCGTCCCGCCCTTTCGACCGCTAACGATATTGATCTGTCGCACAAGAAAGCCTTCGACGGCTATCTGCGTTGCGGCGACGACGACGCGCTGCGCTGCCTGGAACTGGAGGGCAAGAGCATGTCCACCGCCGTTCAGTCGGATGGCGGCTATCTGGTGGACCCGCAAACGTCGGCCACAATCCACGGGGTTCTGCGCGCCAATGCGTCTATCCGGTCGATTTCGAGTGTCGTCAATGTAGAGGCGAATTCGTATGACGTGCTCGTCGATCATAGCGATCTTGGCTATACGTGGACAAACGAGACCGCGTCGCTGACGGAAACCTCGACGCCGCAGATCGACCGGATCACCATTGCGCTGCACGAGTTGAGTGCCCTGCCCAAGGCTAGTCAGAGGTTGCTGGATGACAGCGCGTTTGACATCGAAAGCTGGCTTGCCACGCGCATCGCGGACAAGTTCACCCGCGCCGAAGCCACGGCATTCATCAACGGAAACGGAATCGACAAGCCGCGCGGGTTTCTGAACCACCCGCAGGTTGCCAATGACAGCTGGAGCTGGGGCAGCCTTGGCTATGTTGCATCGGGTCAATCGGGTGATTTCGCATCGACCTCGGCATCGGATTCGATCATCGAACTGGTCTACGCTCTGGATGCGCAATACCGCGCCAATGCAAGCTTCGTGATGAATTCGAAGACTGCCGGTGCTGTGCGCAAGATGAAGGATGCCGATGGCCGGTTCCTGTGGGCGGATGGCCTGGCGGCTGCCGAACCTGCACGGCTGATGGGCTATCCTGTTCTTATTGCGGAACAGATGCCCGATATTGCGCCCGATACGTCGGCCATCGCCTTTGGTGATTTCTCGGCTGGCTACACAATTGCCGAGCGCCCCGATCTGCGGGTGCTTCGCGATCCGTTTTCCGCAAAGCCGCATGTCCTGTTCTATGCGACAAAGCGGGTCGGCGGCGATGTGAGCGACTTTTCGGCGATCAAACTGCTGAAGTTCTCGGTCGCCTAAGTTCGTCTGCCCATTGGGTCGCGTGTTCCCTTTATGCGCGGCCCAAAGGGGCGGTCGCCTGCCAGCGGCAGCGTGTTGTCCAGCTTTCCCCTCCGTCAGAGCAGCACGGATGGGCGGCCGCCCTGCCTTGACCCGGGTTCAGACCCGTTCCCATGCCCAA